AGGAGCTGCTACTGGTGGTATAAGCGCTTGGTCTCTCGCATTAGAAGCAACTGGAGCATTAATTGGTTTAGGTGGTAGTATTAGTGAAGGTATTGGAGAAGAAAAAGCTGCTGATGTGAGTAAACAAACCGAAGAAGATGATATACAATCTCAAGCAAGAGGTCAAGCAGCAGCCGAAAGTGTAGAACAAGCAGTTGGTAGAACGCAATAATTTTTTTTATTTTTTTTTAATTTATTTTTAAAGATTTATTTTATATTATATATTATAAAATGAGTTCTTACTGGAAAAATGATGATAAAATCAAGATTTCACAAACACAAGTTTCTATTCCATCCACTAATGGTCAATCTTATTCCGGAACTGCTGGTCAGTCCGGTCGTAGAGTAGATTTTGAAATTCCACCAAGTGTTAAATTTATGGATGGAAAAAATACATATTTACAATTTGATGTTAAACTTGCTATTCCATCCGGAGATGTTCCAACTCGTCTTCAATTAGACCCTTTCATCGGTGGACAATCAGTTGTTAAAAATATTAGAATATATTCTGGTAATCGCGCTGTTTTACTTGAAGAAATTACTGAATATAATGCTAAAGTTCAAATTCAATATTCCTATGACCAAGATGAAAGTATGAGAAAGATGAGAGCATTAAAAGAAGGTTGTTTAGTTAATACTGTTGAAAATAGAGGAACACTTGGAACATCAGTATCTAACAATATTGATCTTCAAAGTAATCCTTACTACAAACCGGTTGGAACTGTTCCGGCTGCTCGTGATTGGGGAACTGCTGATGATTTCTTAACTGCTAAACTTTCACTACCAATACACTGCGGAATTTTCGCTGATGGTGGAGACAAGATATTTCCGGTTATGATGACCAATGGTTTATTTATAGAAGTGGATTTAGAAGACCCAGCAAGATTCATTAAACAATTAGATAGTGTTAATCGTCATCGTAGAATGAAACAAAATCCAGTATTCCATGGTATAGATGATGCTGGTGGTGCTTTAACTATTGATAATGCTACTAATAGAACTGAAATATTTTTAGGAAAACAAAATAATATGATTAGTGTTGCTAATTGTCCATTTGTGAAGGGAGAAAAAGTCGGTATATGTAGTGCGAATAATCCCAATAATGAATGTGCTTTAACTGTTAGTGGAGCTCAAGGTTACCCAACTATTACTGATATTTCTATTGATAATGGATATGTTAAACTTACATTAGAAACTTTCCAAAATAGCGATAGTGGTGATGGTGTTCAAGCAACTTCAAATAACTTCATTCTTTTCTCTGCTGCTATTGACCAATTTAGAACTCAAAATGATGATAATACCACACAATTAGTAGCAAAGAGAACTTCTTATGCTGCTACTGTTGAATTCTCAGATATGGAGATTGTTTGTTCTAAAGTTGGAGTAGATCCAAGATATGAAGCTGGTATGATGAAGAAAATGAGAGATGGTGGTTCAATTGAGATTGATATTCCAAGTGTTACTAACTACAAACATTCATTACTCTCTAGCAATAGAAATGCTACTATTAATCTTGCTGTTTCAAATACAAGGGCAAAGTCTATGATTGTTATGCCTAGTGATGCTAAAGTTCTAGATACTGCTGATTTAATTGGTGGTCTTCCAGCTTGTTATGCTGAAGAAGAAACAACTATGGATGGTCGTCTCCACTCTATTCGTAGCGGTCAAGTAGGGATTATAGATAGATTAACATCTTACCAAATGGTTGTAGATGATAAATTAGTCCCCTCAAGACCAATAGTTGTTTCAAAGATTAATCGTGGTGTTTCTATTGCGGCTCAGCCTTTAATTGAATTAGAAAAGGCTTTAAACCAAGCTGGTATTGTCCCTAGATCATTTGTTGATTACAATCGTAATTTCTTGATAGGTAGAAGTTATGCGTTAAACGATGGTGTTGCTAATCTTAATAACAAATCCAATCAACTTCAACTCTTATATAATGAGAGGAATGCTGCTGGTGTAGATCTCCCACCAACTCACAACAAGCTCCTCTACTGCTTTATGTTCCACTTGAGACGCATATCAATCAAGGGTGATAGTGTAACAGTTACATTGTAAATATTTTCTATGTATCTTTTTTATTTTTTTATTTTTAAATTATTTTATATTATATAATATAAAATGAGTGTTGCTAAAAAATATCTTTCCGTTCAGCCAAACAATGTGCCGAGCACCGGTAAAGTATCGTTTGCTCGTGGTAATCCAATCCTCACAGTAACTCTTGGTCGTCAAGATGCTATGTTGGATTTGTCTTCTCTTCGTCTCTCCGGAGATTTGAATATATGGCGTGATGCCGCTGGAACTCTTCATCCTACTGATGCTGCTGCTACTGAGTTGAGAGGTTCTCATAAATTAGGAATTTACGGAGTTATAGATCAATTAGTTTTTCGTCACGCAGAGACCAAGCAAGTTATAGAACACATAAGACACTATGGAAGATTTATGAGTTCCTACTTACCAGTTATGGCTGGTATGCAAGATGTTGCCGGTCATTTAAGTGAAACTGCTCTTATTTATCCTAACTATCAAGCATATCGTGATAGTGTTATTCGTAATACTAGAGAATCGCAGTGGTGTATTCCACTCCCATCGGGATTAACTCTTGGTGAGTCTATGTTACCATTAGATAAAGTCCCTTTAGAAATTGAAATTCATTTAGCACCCGATAGTCAATTTTTCTATTCTAGTGATGCTACTACTGCTAATATTGCTAATTGTTTTTATGAATTATCAAATCTTGAAGTTGCTTGTGAAGTTGCGTATGGAGAATCATCTCCGGATAAAGGTTTATTATCATTCAATTCCATTACTTCATATTTCTCCACTTTAGAAAGCACAAATTCAATTATCAATTTCAATCTTGGATTAAGTAAGGTTTTGTCGTGTTTTGTTAATTTTGTTCCATCTTCATTTGTTAATAATTTAGGACAAGATGGCTTTTTAACATATATGCCTACAAAAGCTCCAAATGCTGTTGGAACCGGTGAAGGTGGAGTCGCCAACCTAGAAACCATCTCTTTCCTCCGTAATGGTGAGCGTTTTCCAAAATCGTTTGAAGAGGTCAATGTTCGCAGTTCTACTAATGAAACCACAGTTGTTGATTCTCAAGTTATTAAGGGATTCTTATCTTCTATTATTCCGGAAAAGATGCATACAAGAACTACCGCATCTCCTCTTAACACTAATCGTAATTTTACCGGTAATCAAAATGCTACAACTGGATATCGCTTTATCCCCGATACTGGTGCTGTCTATGGTGTTGGTGTTCTATATGACCAATTGGATAGTGAAGGTGTTGATTTCTCAACTTCGCAGTTCTCTATTCAAATGACTAATGGTTTAGATGATGGTCATCCTATTAGTGCTTATCTATTTATTAAGAGTAAGGTCGTCGTTGCTTGGGACGCACAAATGGGTGTTCAAGTTGTAAATTAAAAAGAGCATTTTAAATATTTTCTATGTAGTTATTTTTTTAATTTTATTTTTTTTTAGTTTTTATATATAATAATATATAAAATGACCGATATGAATGATAAAAATGATGTTTCCGGTGACCGCATCCCCGATCTCATTAAAATTGGAGCTATTCCTTCTTCTTACGGACAAATGTTACACACCGATGTAATTGACGCTACAACTTTCAACCAAAATAGAGTTCGCTTCACTTTACAAAGAGTCGCTGGGTTCTTACACTCAAATTCTAAAATAACTCTTGCTGTTACTCCTCTAACTACTACTGGAGCATACTATCCATTAAATGTAGGAATTTCAAATTTGGTGCAGTCAGCCCGCCTCTCTATTGGTAACCAAACCGTCTGTGAAATATCCGACTACACACATTTCCACCAGTATCAATCTCTTTTTATTTCTAATGAAGATAACAAAGAAAGAGAACAATTTTTATCTCAAAGATGTATTAATCACCAACCGGTTTATGATGATCGCACGGCTAATACAACTGATAAACCACCTAATAGTGCTAAAAAGGTTGGTCTTGATGTTGGACGCAATCCAGTTGTTCCCGCTGCTGGTGGTTCTGGAACTTTTGAACTTTTACCATTTATGAAGCACGATGGAACATCAGCACAAACTATTAGTGAAGCACCAGTTTATTCAGTTTATCTTAGTGACCTTTTCCCATTTATGAAATACAATCAGCTTCCTATGTTTATGCTTGACCAAGAAGTTCACATTGATATTGAATTCACTCCCGCAACTAGTAGTGCTACTGGTGCCGCATTATCTCGCCGTTTATGTATTCCTAATAGTGAAGCAGCAAATAATGATGTTGAATATCTTATTAATGAAGATGAAGTCAAACTTATTTATGATAGTATTACTTATGATGGAGATATCATGGAAAAATACGCACAACAAAATCCTAAATTAGTATTCAACTATGTTGATTACCGCCTTGCTAAAAGAACCGGTGCTCAAGGTGTTTTCTCAAATTTAACATTGCCTATTGGTGGTAATGGTAGATTGGTTTCTAAAGTTATTTTTGTACTCCAAAAGAATTAAAAATTTACTCCAGTTT